GTATATAGAGACTTTAAACAACAATTAACTAGAGTTTTAGTTCAAAAGGTTAAGTTTAGACATATAGGAGAGTTGGGTGAATCACAGTTTAAATATAACCTTCAAAATGGAAGATATAGTGAGGTTGGAGAGCCTTTAGATGATAGTTCTTATATCATAGAGGGGCAAAAAAGTATGATTTAGATTTGGAATTGTAAAAATAAATCCATTACATTGTAGTATGTTTATAGAATTATTACCAATATATATATTAATAAGTGCCCATATTTGTTATATGGCTTTAGAAGAAGATGATTATGACATATACTAGTTTATTTGAACCACTACTTATGATTTCCCTCTGCTTAATGTTAGGGGTGTTAATAGGAGTTATAGGGATGTTGATTGCAACATCAAGAGACATTAAAGACATAAATCAAGAGTTGGATAAATTTAGGAGTCTATACTTTAAAGAATTAGATAAATGAAAATAGGAACATTTTTTAGTGGAATAGGAAGTCCAGAACAAGCTCTAATCAATTTAGATATTCCTCACGACATAGAGTTTGCTTGTGAGATTGATAAATATGCAAGAGAAACATATTTAAAAAACTTTACTCCTAATAATATGTATGAGGATATTACCACTTTAGATATGAAAACACTTCCTCCTGTTGATTTATTAGTGTTTGGGTTTCCTTGCCAAGCATTTAGTTTAGCTGGAAGAAGAGGTGGATTTGATGACACAAGAGGAACTTTGTTTTATGATGCCCTAAGATATTTAAGAGAACATAAACCTAGATATTTTATTGCCGAAAATGTTAAGGGATTATTAAGTCATGATAATAGTAAAACATTTAGAACGATTATAGATTGTATAGCTAAGACAGAGAACTATCAGTTTTCAATGATGCCTTTTGATAATCTTGGCTATCACATTCACTATAAAGTATTAAACACAAGAGATTTTGGTGTTCCTCAAAATAGAGAGAGAATATTTATTATAGGAGTTAGAGATGATGAGGATAATAACTTTAATTTTCCCGCTGCAACCCACTTAAAACTAAAACTAAAGGACATTTTAGAGGAAAAGGTTGATGAAAAGTATTTTTTAAGTCAAAAGATGGTTGATGGTATCTATAAAAGTAAATTTATGGAGAGGAAACCAATGAAAACTGATGGAGTTTGTAAAACACTAAAGGTTGGTGGAGACACCCCTTGCTTTAAAGATGATAGAGTCATTGTGCATAGCTTATACCCTAGAAGTAGTAAAACAGGGAAGGGTGGAGTGGGGCATCTTGAGAAAGAAGATGGAACATCATATTGCTTAGACACTGGGAGCAACCAAGCTGTTGAGGTAAAAAGTGGTGCTTTGCGTACTTTCCCTAGAACAAGTAATCCAGATAAAGATAGAGAAGATGGGAGAAAAAAGCAGTTAGAAATTAGATCAGATGATGTTGCTAATTCAATAACAACACACCAATGTGATAGCTTAGTTGTAAAACAATTAAATCCATCTAAAGAGTCGGGAGGTAATCAGCCCTACCAACAAAATAGAGTGTATGATATTGAGGGAATATCCCCAGCTTTAGTTTCAGAACTAGGAGGAGAGAGGTCTCATAACATAGAGGTTATGAATTGTTTAACAGAGGCAACGGGCAATAGAGCAGGTTCTTCATCTGAATTTCTGACTAGTGTAAATAGAATACACAAAAACACAGGGCACATTAGAAGATTAACTTGTATTGAATCAGAAAGACTACAAGGGTTTCCAGATAATTTCACAGCAGGAGTTAGTGATACTCAAAGATATAAACAATTAGGAAACACTATAACAGTAAATGTTATACAATCTATTATTAATAACTTGTTAAAATAATATATGAAATTTAAAAAAATAATCTTAGTTTTGTCAAATGGCTTATAAATCAATCAAATGGATTTTAAGAAAGCAAATTGATGCTAATGCCAAAACGCTTTGGACTTGGCATAAAGGGAAAACAATTAAAGATGAAAACTTTACTTGTATTTATAAGGCATATAGTAATAACTTACCAATTTATACCCCTCAACAATTATTAGATAAAATAGATGGGAAAGCCGATATACAGAGTGATAGTTGATTTTGAATATAGAAATAAAAGCAGAGGTAATTATATAAAAACTCAATTAAAGCAAGACACAATAGATACTTTTGCTTTATCAAAAGATAAGGATGAAATATATAAACATATAAAAGGAAGGTTGCTTAGGCAAATAAATAGACAAGAAAAAGATATAGATATTAAAATTAATAACATAAAAATAGAAGGACAATATGGAATCACCAATTATTAGATTGCAAACAGAAGGGGAACTTAAAATTAAAGAAATTGTAAATTCAAAGAAATTTAGGAGGTATGAAGGTATAGATTTTTATAGAGTAGAGGATGAAGATGATCCTAAAAAAAACAGTTGGAGAAAAGAGGGTCCAGATGGTGAGATTTTAGAAGAAAAAGGATCTCTTGAGGAGTTCTTGGGATGGCATCCTAATAAAACAGGATTAGTAGGTGAAGATGGTTATTATAATTGGAGTAAACTTAAAGGTATTATAAAAGAAGAAGGCTATAATCCAGAGAAACACAATAGTTACATTGAATTTGAAGATTTTACTGAGGATTCAGGTGTTATGTATGATTATATACTGACATCTGGAGGGCATAGATTAACTGTTATTATAGAACTATATAATGAGGGGCATCTTAAAGATGATTATGTTTTAAAAGTTAAATTAAATAAAAGCGTAAAGAGAGATGAAAACTGGGAAGAAAGTGAAGGGTAAATACAATAAACACTATTATGAGAAAGGGAGAAATGGATGGAATCCCTCAACAACAACAGGTGATGATAGAGTGCCAGAATATTATATAGGCAAAGAGGGATATGAGGCTAGAAAGGTTTGTGATAACTTTGATTTAACCTACCACCTCGCCACTGCAACAACATATATCTTGAGGGCATATCGTAAACATAAAAGCCCCGTTGAGTGTATTACAAAAGCAATAGCTCATTTGCAGTTTGAATTAGAAAAAATAAAAAGAGAAAATGATTAAGTTTTTATTATGGGTATTTGGTAGAGCAGATAAAAACAATATAGAGAGAAATATACAAGAATATGAAAAGAATGGAAAACGAATCCTTTGAGGATTATAAGAAAAGAAGGGTTGAGGATAATGCTAAAACCCAAAAAAGATTAAAAGGGGTTAAAGTTTGGCCAGGAGATTGGGGTACATATATAGGTGATTTACATGGGAAGGTTGAGGATAAGTTAAAGTTTATGCTTCAGAAAATGAAAAACAAAAATGGCTAGAGATAAACCTCATAAATTATGCCCAGAATGTGATAGGGTGCTAGGAGGGTGTTCTTGTGGACACCGTAAAGCAGCTGATGGTACAATGGTTCATAGGGGTTGTGTTTCAAAATATAATCATAGATTAGAATTATTAAAAAAACAAGATGAGCAAGAAAACAAAAAACAATAAGATGAAAGAAATAGAAGATGCAGATGCAAACATTAGAGCTTTTGTAGATTTAAAGGCTCAAGGCCCTGCTAAGGGAGGTTGCTTTATTAGAACTGATTTAAAAGAAACTGTTGAGAAAATAGAGAAGGATGGTGATGTTTTTGTTGTGGGTGTTATTTATGATGGCACTTATAATTTAGAAATATTAACTCAAACTAAAGAAGAGAGAGATAGTGCTTTTGCTGATGCTTTAGCTAAAAATGTAACCTCTAAACAAATTTTAGATGTTTAAATATCCAAAAAGAGGACTCCCTAAGCCAAGAATGACTAGAGCTGATACTTGGAAGAAACGCCCTATAGTTTTAAAGTATTGGGAGTATAAGGATGATATAAATATATGGGCTAACAAAAATGATTTTATTTTAGGGCAACAAATTTGCACTGTGTTTAACATGCCTATGCCTAAGTCTTGGAGTAAAAAGAAAAAGGAAAAAATGATTCACGCCCCCCACAAGCAAAAGCCAGATATAGATAATTTACTAAAAGGATTAATGGATGCACTTTTAGAGGAGGATTCTCATGTTCATACGGTTTTCTCTAGGAAAATTTGGGCAGAGGAAGGTTCTATTGTTTTTTGTAGTTTAAACGAAAAGAAGGTTTAATCCTCTATTCTTTCAATATTATAATCTTTAGAAATTTTATATCTCTGTTTGTATATTATATTCCTACATTGTTTTTCTGTAAGATGATGTCTTATTGAAACATCAATAAAAGTATTCCCTATATGCCCCTTGTTCTCAATAATAAACTTATCAAAATCTTTAAACATCATATAGTTTCTAAGTGTTTTTGGTGCTATGATTCCATTTTCAACAAGGTGATAAATTAAATCCTTAGTAGTAAACTTCTCCCCCCATCTTCTTTCTGATTCAGCCCAGACTATATTTAAAAACTCATCAATTATTTCCTTGCTGTTTGCCATTACCACCAATTTTTAGGGCACTCAATATAAGATTCATCAATTCTATTCTTAACCTTTAATAAACAACCGCAATCACCACATCTTTCTATGAGTTTAAGTTTCATTGGATTCTTATATACACCACATTTATTTTCTCTACAAATACTAATCCTTTCTTTATATAGTTCTTTAGATGCTAAATTTACACCTTTACCTATAATTAACTGCCAAAATAATCTCATTATGTTTCTCATATTACAAATCTCTAAAAAATATATTAAAAAAGGCTTGAATGTCCTTCAATAATATCAACAGTTGATTGTGAGGAAGATATATCTGACTCTGTTACAAATACTTGTTGAGAGTTAATAGAGTTAGTAATTAATCCAGCAATATCACTAGCCGACCAATTATCTTTAGCTCCCTCCATTGTTGAACGCATACCAGGAGTCATCCCTCCAGCTGCAAACTTAACACCACCCCCAGCTGCGTTCATTGCAGATAGTTGAGGTCTATACATAGCTGTACTTCTTTTATTAATAACAGCCTCTCCTCCTTCTAATTCAGAGACTCTTCCTCCAGAGGCAAACTTAACACCTCCTTGTGCGTGGCTAGGGCCTACTACCATACCACCATTAGCAAACTTATCTAAACTTCCTTTGAAGGGGGTTATCCCTCCTTTTTCTCCTACAAACTGCCTACTAGCAATAGCTGCAATTTGCATAGCAATCATTCCAGCTGTTAATGGTGCTGCCGCTATAGCACCAATACCAGTTTGGGCTGTAACTTTTGTAATTGCAATAGCCCCATTTATAACAGCCATAGTAATATCATTAGCTTTTTGCAACATAAATTGCTTTTTCTTTATGGCTCTAATATCAGCTTCTTTTTGCTGCTCCATAGTTTTCATTTTTATGTCGTGTTTTTTCTGCATACCCTCTGTGTTCTTTCCTGCTTTTTCTGCAATTTCAAGCCTTCTGTCAAATTTAGTTTGCTCTATATCCATCTCTCTTTGAGCATCTTCTTCAATACCTTGTATCTTAACGGCAGCTAAATTTGCAGAGACATCCATTATAGCCCCAGCAATAGCACCATAGACTTCTTTTATTTTTGCTAACCTTTGATCTTCAAGAGCATTAAGTTCATCAGATAAACTTTTGTTAATTGCTAATTTAGTGGCAGCCGCCTCTTCTTCTGATATTACACCCTCTACCCTTCTTTCTTCATTTAATGCTAAATCTTGTGTAGCATTAGCTGTTAATTTCTCTTTAAAAACTTTATTACTTCTAAATATACTTTCAAACCCAGTGTCCATAGTGGACATCTCTGTTTTTAGTGCATTTTTTATATGCCCCAACTTTGATTGTGCTTGTTCATTTGCTAGAATACGGAGAGCCTTATCTTTCGCTTCATCTGTCTCAATTATAAGTTCTCCATTTGTTTTCCACCTTGCCGCCTCTTCATCATGCATAGATTGTAGCATATTTGATCTAGCCTCAACACCAACTGCACCTTCAGCATTTAGATCAACCCAACCCTGAGCAGTAATATTCTTTAATACATCATACTTAGTTTTATTTTTAGTAATAAACTCCTTATTCATATCATCCGAATTTGCATCTAAACTACTCATATACATTTGAATGGATAATAGGTTTGTTTCAATTAATTTCTTCTCTTTCTCATACTTTTCCTCTTTAGCCTCATAACCAACCTCTACTCCTCTTTTCTCCCTTTCCTCAACTGATGTGATAGCCTCTACCTTTAGCTTCATTAATTCTTTTATCCTATTTTTTGTTGAGTTTAATTTATGCACCCCTAAAGCAGATTCCTCAAAAGCAGGGCCACTTCTTAATAATGCCGCACTAAGATTTGTAACATAAGTTCGCATTTCTGCTATTTTAATACCAACTTTATTTAATGCTAATGGATGGGTTTTCAATGTTGTTTGCTCCCCTTTATCTAAGTCTTTAATAAAAAGATTATAGGCAGCTTTAGCATCCTTCTGATCTTGAGTGCTACCCTTTCCTAAATCAGCAGATAATGAGTGATATTTTTGTACCTTTTGTAAAAAGGTTTTCTCAGCCTTAGCTTTATCAAGTAGAATCTCTTGTCTTATTTTAGCATTACTCATCCAGTCAGATATTGCCTTTTTGGACATTTTCTTTCTTCTACTTTCTTTTAATGTTCCTGTATCTCTAAAAGCCTCTAAGTCATCTAAGTAGCCTTTCCTTAAACCCATTCTAAACGACTTAGCCTCTTCAATACTTAGCTTATTGAAT